CTCATTGTACCGTACTCTGGATAGATATTAAGGCACTCCTCATAACTAAGCTCTATTGTAGGGTATCTATCCTGTTTCTCTAAGAAATACCAGTTAATCCCTCCTCTATACTTTGCTCCTGCCTCCCTAAGCTCCTCACGGATCTCATAGGTGTTACCTGTTACTACATAGATCTTACCCTCTGGATTAAATCCGTATTTCTCAGCTATTGCTAAACGATTGTTATTAAACTCCTCTACCTGCTTAGCCCTCTTAGCCTCTGCTCTCTTTCTAGCTCTCTCATCCAGCTTAGCTCTATACTCTGGAGTATATTCTTTTTCAATAACTGGAGTAGGTCTTTCTCCAGTTCCTCCGCACTCATAACAAGTCCAGCCTGTAAAAGCCCATTTATCAGATCCTCCAGCTCCTCCACATCTAGGGCAAGTGTAATTAGCATAATACTTAGTACCGTTTTTATCGGTTCTCAGATAAACGATCTTAGCCATCTTTACGCCTCCTCATAATCCATATCCCATACAAACTCATTCTCATCTACCCACTCCCAGCCATACTCTCTACAAAAGCTCTCAGCCTCCGCCTCTGTTTCAAACTCTGTAAAGTATTTCTTTGTGCCTCCAGCACTCTTAAGATAAACTGTAAACATATTTCCCTCCGATCTGGGAGCCCTTAGGCTCCCAACTCCTGTACATACTCCATACCATCAAAGCTACAAAAGCCTCCAGCATCTAAAATACTCTGTAAAGCTCTTTTCCCTCCACAGGGAATATATGGAGCTAAAATACCAAACTCATCTCTATCTGAGCTAAAAGCTATGTAGCCCTTGCCCTCCTCATAGAGGGCATATCCTGTAACTACTCTAGCTATTCTATCTGTACCAAACTTAGCTCCTTTTAATCTCTTAATAACCATCTTACTTACCTCCTGTTTTTCTTCCTCAGCATCTACCAGCTCAATCTTGCTGATTAAGGATCTCCAGTAAAATACTCTACCATCCTCTGTTACTAAAAACTCCTTATGGAGCTTGCTGTTTTCCTCTGTGAGATCATAGGCTCTACACTTAACACATTTCTTATCAATGTACTCTACTGTGTAATCTTCAAACTCTGCGTTTTCTTCCAGATAAGAGATAAACTCTTTAACTGTAAGCTGATCCATAAGCTCCTCTGTAGATCTCATAAACTGTACTCTGTATCTGTTATCATCACTGTTTTTATATCTCATATTGTTTACCTCTCTTTCAGTTCGTATCTAGTTCCTTACCTCACTTATAATATACACCCCCTATATAATAATGTCAATTACTTTTTATATAACCCCTGTATAAAATAATAGAGGAGGCTTTTTACTACCTCCTCCTGCTCTTATTTCCAGAAAAATCTATCTACAGATACTCCATAGAATTTAGCCAGATTGTAAAGTACTGTAGCCTTAGGGATCCGTGTACCTGTTTCCCATCTACTTATACTTACCTCTGTATATCCTGTACCTTTTACCACATCTTTTAGAGTGTAGCCCTTTTTCTCTCTTACCTCTCTAAGGTTATGTGCTAAGGTTTCCTCTATTTCTCTCATACCATCCCTGCCTCATATACCTGTTTTCTAAGATACTCCAGCTCCTCCAGATCGTTATAATAAAACTCCTGCACTCCATTAAAGCCCTGCATTTTCTGCTCTTTACCGTCTTTAAGAATAGCCTTAAACCACGCCCCAGCCTGTGAGATGATCCCCAGCATAATAGCCAGATCTAAGGTATCCTTAATCTCATCCACTCCTGTACTATAGTTAAGTGTGTAAGTCTGGAGCCTACGATCATTTTTAGTAACCTTATTTTTCTCCACTTTCACGCTTACCAGATTACCACTAGGGTTAGCATATCCGCTACTTACCTCTTTATACTTCTCATCCAGTAAGGATCCCTTTGTAAACCATAAGATCTGTGAGCACGCATGAGCTATAGCTGTACCACACGGGATCTTAAAAGGCTTGTATGGATTTCCTATATTTTCTCTTAACTGATTGATGAGGAGAAAAGTACACTCCACTTTCTTACAAAGCGGTACCGCCTTATCACAAAAGGCTTTCATAAGAGCACTGTTACCGCCATAGCTTTTCTCATCTAAGCCTTTTTCCTGTACTGCTTTAGGGATAATAAAGGGAGCACTATCTAATACTGCTAAGCCGATCTTACCAGATCTTATGTAGTCTAAGAGCATATCTAAGAGCTCCTCTCCGTACTCACTCTCTGGCTGGATAAGTATTACCTTACTCCAATCTACCCCCAGAGTTTCTCCCCACTCCTTATCTATCGTGTTTTCTGCATCCAGATATACACAGTACTTATCTGTATACTTTTTCTGGAAATTAGAGATAATATCCAGAGCTGTAGTAGTTTTTCCACTCTGAGGCAATCCTACTAGCTCTATGATCCTCCCTACAGGTACTCCTCCTCTGGTTAAGTAATTCATCATAGGAGAGGTGTAGGGGATAAACTCTATCCCCTTAAGATCCGATGCTTTACGGATTATATCCGTTTTGTATTTCTTATTTACCTCAGCTATGAGGTTATCTATCTCCGCCATTAAATATCTCCCTCCGCTCTATGATTAGCTCTCTCTGTATCAAATCCCTCTGGGTATCTGGCTTTGAGCTTATCAATATTCATCTGGAGGATCTCATCCAAATCGAAACCAAAACTATAACAGATCATAGCCATATACCACATTACATCTCCCAGCTCTTTTTTAAGATGCTCTCTATCAAGATCCTTTTCGTGGAAAATCCACTTTTTAATCATATCCAGAGTTTCTCCTGCCTCTCCTGCAAGCCCTAAGCATCCGTTAAGCACTCCTCCCAGATCCTCTACTACAGGCTTAAAGCACTTAGGCTTATCTGGTCTATGTAAAAGCTCAATAGCCTTTTCGATCCTACCTGTTGCGTTACCGTCATTAGTTCTCATAGCTAACTCTACATACTCTTTTCCTGTCATTTTAATTATCTCCTTTCTCACACCACTCATTACAAGTATCGTTATAAGCTGTAGGGCATCCGTAAGCATCACTAGCCTCACAGCTACATACAACCTCTCCACCATCGTAACAATTATTACCGCAAATACCGCAACACTCCATTACTGCTCTCCTCCTAACTCCTGCATAATCCCTACCTCTGTATTAAAGAGGTTTACATCCGCATCCGTGATACCTAAGTTATAATTTAACTCAACTACATTTCTGATAATGGTTATATCTACTCCGCCTCCCTCATTAGGGCTAAAAAGTACAATCCCATCATCACACTTAAAAGCTGTTTCTCCAGAGATCTCTACTCCGTTCTCCTCCAGATATGCTAAAAACTTATCTAACTTTTCCTCCACTTCTTCTGTGCCTCCTTAAAATATTTCTACACTGTACATAGAGATCATCATCTATATTTCTGAGCTCATGGAGATCCCTATGTAACTGGCTCTTACTGATACAAAATTCTCTAGCCACTTTACGGATACTGTCCTTAGGATTATCTATTAGCCACTGTGCCTCCTGCTTACATCTATCCTCTATGGCTTGTCTCCTAAAGTACTCATAAGCCCACCGATCCATAGGCTTAATCCTCCATAGGATCCTCTGGCTCTCTGGTATATTTATCCTTACTAAATCTATCCAGATCTACCTCTGCTATCCTCTTTGAGAGAGATTTCTTTAATCCGCTGTAGATCTTCTCAGCCATCTCTAACTTAACTTTGAGGCTGTTATAAGCTCTACGGTAAATAGCCTCTACTAAGGCTTTATCCTCCGTGAGCTGTTCTACTCTGGCTTTTTTCTCCTGCACAGTACCAGATACTTTTACCATCGCCTCATTTTGAGCACTTTTCTTAGCGTTAGAGGCTAGATCTACCTGCATACCCAGCTCCTCTACTCTCTGCCCTGCATAGTACATAAGAGCTGGGATCTTAACACAGTAGTACTCTATCTGGCTATCTGGTATATCCTCTATAGAGTTTTCTCCGATGCTTTCCATAATCATATCCAGCTCTGAGATAGCACTATCAAGCTCCTTACTAAAATCTGCTATTAACTCATTTGAGAGGGTTATTACAGGGGAGCTCTCCTCTTTTACTTCTGCTATGATTTTCTTTAACTTATCGCTCTGTATCATTTCTCCGCCTCCCTTATAGCTCTGTTGTAAAGAGTTATCCTCTTTGTGAGGCTCTTATACCCATCTGATCCAGCCTTATACTTAGCTCTTAAGCTCTCAGCCTCCGCCTTTTGACTTTCTACCCAGCTTTTAAACTCTGAGAGCTCTTTATCTAAATGATGCTTTTTAATAAGCTGTATGATCTTCTTTATTCTCTGCCAGCGTGTGATCTTTACCTCATCTGGATCTGGCTCATAATCTGGTAGTTCTCTGTATTCAATTCCACAAAATACCTCATACAGATTTATTTTCATGCACCAGCTAGTAGTAAAATCATGGTATGTAAGAGTAAGTATGTTATCCTCTCCTATCACGTTTTTTCTCATCCTCCTTTACCAGCTCATCTCTAAGGCTCTCAGAAAAGATCCGTAACTGTTTAGCATGGCTACTAAAATAATCATCATATCTACCTCTGTGAGCAAAATGAGCATCAAACTCTAAATATAAGCAAATACTACTAAGAGTTTCTAATACCTCAACCTCTATTAACTTTTGTCTGCGGATCTTTTCTTTCAATTTTCTAAACACTTATCTCCTGCCTCCGCTTTGATCTCTTTTACACAATCAGAGCAATAACAACCCTCATAGCCCTCAATCTTGTATAAAAAGCACATCCAATTTCTATTCCACTTTCCCTTATCGGAGCATCTCTTACATGATCCCTGCCCCTCTCCTGTACACTGAGTTACTTTCATTTCACACCTCCAAAATATCTACTTAACCAGCTCTCCAGATCATAGCTGTATCTTACTCTTTTCTTTTTCTGCTCTATCTTTACTCCGTGATCCCTGCACCACTCTACAGGTATGCTCTTTCTCTCCTCCGCCTGAGTAAACTGGATCACATCCTGTACGGTTATGTAATATGTTTCCTCCAGCTCTCTAAAGTTGATTAAAAAGCCTCCATACACTCCCTCATAGTGAGTAGCTTTCTCCATTCCCTGTATCTGGTTAGGTCTGATCTTAGCTATCGGTATGCTCTTTCCCTTATGGGTTTTAAGCTCTACCATAAAGAGATAAGGAGATCTAAACAGGATATAATCACATGGATTAGATACTCCATAAAATCCGCTTGTATCATCCTTTAGGCGGTACAGGTAATAATCTGGAGGTACACACTCCTTAAACTCCTGCTCAAAGGTTTTACCGATGTTATTACTTGCCATCCTGTACCCCCTTAAATCTGCTAGGAGTAAACTTACATTTCTTTCTGCGATCTACATACATAGATCCCTCTCTATCAATGCTACAGTAGTAAGCTCCTATCTCTCTACCACAATGCTCACAGTTACCACATACCGCTCTCAACGCTGTATTTTGCCCTGTAGAGGCTTTTTTCTTTTTACCTGTAGACTTATTAGCCTTTTTTCTGTTTGTATCTTTCTTGGCTGTCTGAGGCTTTTCTGGAGGGTTAGGATGTACCCACTTACCAGCATCCACTAAAGCACACTCATTTTTATATCTACAGTATGTACACTTGCTATCATCTTTCTCTGGAGGGATCCCTGTTTTACAAGCATTGTTTACAGTTCGTATCTTGTTAAGTACTGCCTGTTTCATCTCATCGGTTATTTTCCAGAGGTACGGTTTCTTTTTACAGAAATTTCTATCCTCATAAAAGAAAAGGATATAATCTATCCCCAGCCCCATACCGTAACAAGTAGCTTGCCACTTATGATCCGCCTTAGGCTCATAACGGTTACTAAACTGATAAGTACTCTCTGTTTTAATCTCTAAGATTACATCCTTACCATTAAATCTAATAACTCCGTCTGGCTGGAAATAAATAGAAAGCTCATCATTTTTACATCTGCCCTCTGTGTGATCCTCATTCCAGCCTACAAACTCTGTTTTAATGCCTTTAGCCTGTGCCTCTTTTACCATTTCCTCCAGATCTAAGCACTCTACACCCTCCATACGCTCTACTATGTGCTGTATGTCTAAGTGCCTATCTGTACCGCTCTGGCATATCTCAATAAGATTTACCTCACTCTGCTCTCCATTCTGGGAGCCTCCATGTACTCTCTGGAAAAATAACATACGCTCACAGCCATACATAGAGGATGGGCGGATATACTCAGATGGGGCTATCTGCCTCTCCTCCAGCTCCTTAGCCTTTACAGCCTCCTCATAATTTTTAAGAAACTTATCCTCAAAGGATACGCTCTCTGCATTTTTTCCTTGTGCTACTGCTATTAAGCTCTTTAATCCCATTAGTGACCTCCTAACATAACTCCGATGATATAGAGCTCAAATAAAACTACAAAAATACTTACAGCTCCAATAAAATCTCCTACCAACTCACAGCCCTCTCTATGAGTTCTGTAAAATCTTCTCCATTTTCTTTTAATCTGTCTTACCATCCTTGATCCTCCTGTTTTGATTGATAAGTAACCTAATCACAAACGGTAAGTAAATTTAGATAAAAAAAAAGAGGAGGCTTTTTACACCTCCTACAATTCTTATACCTCATTTCCCCAACAATCCCATCCATCTATACACTGTCTTGCAAA